TCTACCCACAAGGCATAGTTACTAGTTGCTTCAGTAGCTGCCCCCTCTATATAGACTGTTGCTGCTGTAGTAACCACTGCCGATGTTGCACTTACATCTATTCTTGGTTCATAGAAGGATGCTGTATATACATGAGCAGCAGTGACGCTGGCGTTCACAACTGTGCTTGCTGGGTATACCTGTAATAACTCAACATTTCCCCCACTGTTCACCACAATAGCAGATGCCCCATTACCTACATTTAGTAGTCTTGGGTAAGCACTTGTCGAATTATGGTCTACCAAAAGTCCAATATTAGTAGCAGGAGAACCACCACCGTCCCCAATAGATACAGTTTGAGGAAACGTAACTGTACCAGTATCGTTTATAGTCATGGCGTTATCGCCATCGCTATAATCAATGGTGCGTATTTGCATACTTCCTGTTGAAGTTAGTGTGTTAGAGCCAAGATCAACAGCCGTTGCAAATGTTGCGAGATTTCCCTGTAGTTTTAGAGTTTCAACCGCATTATCTGCGGTGAAGAAACTCATCAATTGTGAGTTTGCGGTTGCGTGATGGTTGTATTCGATTCTTCCTCTGGCCGTTCCACCAGACTCAAAAATAACCTCGCTGTCCTGACCTTCATCAGTATCAGAATTGAGGATTAAATATGCGTCATTACCTGTAGAAACAACCTCAATCTGAGAAGCCCCTGACTGAGTTACTGTAATATCTCCTGAGAATGTTGAGGTGCTATGTATAAGAAAAGTATCAGCGTTATCTGCAACACTCCAGACTTTATTAGCTGCTAAGTCAGTTCCCCTAACAAGAGTTAAGGGATCATTAGTTACGCTTTGATCTACTCCAAGAGTAAAATGATCTGCGTTTTGTAATTGGAAAAGTATCTTTGAATCATCACTACCACCACTTGGATCAATAGTTAATCCTGACGATCCAGTTATTTCCATTGATCCTGTAGATATCGCAGTAGCTGCTGTGACTCTAGGTGTTATTGTTATAGCCATTTAATTACCATCCCCTAACAACAAACGTATTATGTGGCATAGTTATTGAAGCGTTTACATATACATGAATATTAGCTATTTCTATTTCCTCGTCAGACTGGAAATAACTCTGACCGTCTTCTAAAACTATGTCATAGTTATTAGGAGCTGTGCTTGCATCTTCTCCATCAAATCCACCGTTAAACTTTATATAAGCCTTTTGTCCAGTATCGTTATGTATAGCAACAATAGTTGCTGCTGTAGCAAAGGTCAAAGTGGAATCTGTAACGGCTGTAATATTTCCAGATGTTGCTACGCTTTCGCCAGTTTTAATTGCCACTCCTGACCTCCTTTCAAATGTTATATACCAGTATACATTCAAACGCTCTGTAGGTGCTTTAGTTACATTCATACTAACTCTAGCCCACATATTGCTTGTAACACTAGCAGTAGTAAATAATCCTGCTTCTCTAACTACAACGTCTGAACTACTTGTTGTTATTTCTGTGGTTCCAAATGAAGCAATATATCTACATGTATATTGATTCATTAACGTCCTTGAACTAACTGCTTTTGCAGTAGCAGAGCCACCAGTATAAGGAATAGCTGTTTGTAATGCAGTATCAGCAGATGCAACGCTATTAGTCCCTGATCCTACCGCTATAAATGAAGGAACAGTAATAGACCCCCCTTGCAATAAAGAAGCTATCTCTGAGCGTGCAAGATTTACAATAGCATTACGTTTCCCTAGTGGAATAAACCTTTGTAAAAACTGTGGTACAAACTTTACCCACCATTGTGAACCAGTGCCTACTCCTCGTCTAAGGACTTTGCCATCTTCATTTTCAATCTCCCAGTGAACATAACCTTTAGCAACAAATGGGTCTATAAAATTATCTCGTGTTTTCATGAATAAAATCCTGTAAATCCCCAACGAGTTGCTTGAGAAGCTGATTGTATTTGATCACTAAATCCAACAGTAGTGCCATCTCCCCATATACATGTAACAGATGATTGGGTAACTAGCTGTTCATGGTGAACATGCTCTATTGAAAAATCCTCTCGCAAATGTTGAGTTCTATTAATAGGAGCATTTGGATTAGCAGGTTTTTTCTGCAATACCTCTGTATATATATTACCAAGCATTTTTGACAGGGCATTTACATTTGATATTGCCATTACAGTCTTAACCCCCTTGGCATATTAGCAAACTGAATAGTTGATTGAATAATATTATCGTTTATATTGGGATCGTCAGCAGGAGTTACAATTTGTTTATTTACATTAATAACCCAAACATCTTCATTAATATATTCGTGATCCCATTTAACTCTAAATATTTGTCCTGCTTGCCAACCCTTTGTAAAAGAAGTAAACGAACCTCTACGCATAATGGTACTTTTACGATCTAACATTATTTGAGCAATTTCATCCATTTCACTTAAACTTGTAACAGCTATCTCTGAACCTTGAGAGAAAACAAACTCATGGTAGCCATCTCCTCCAGTTGCTAACTTCGCTTTTGCTACAGCAGTAGTATCTATGTTTTCATGATCATCATTAGTCGAATGATTGTATGTAACAGTAAGATGATCATATTGTTGTATTTCATCAGTTGTAAATCTAACATAAGAACCATTCTGCCCCTGTCTTCCTACATATATAAAAGCAGTAGTTGCTGGAGAAGGGGTAGAAGTATCACCTGAGTCTCTTGCTATATCATCTAGTGCCTGAGTAAAAGTTGTAAGGGCTCCACCTCTATTTCTAATTACAGAAACAATATCTAGCTCTGAAAAAGGACGTTTACTTAGCATTAGCTTAACGCCCTTTGCTCGATCTCCCATTTCTGTTGTGGCTATATTTAACTCATCTGTTATTGTGACTGTACTTTTAACAATTGCGTCCTTGATAATTGCTTTAGTTCCTAACCCTTGTATTGAATCTTCTATTCGTAACGAATGAAAATCTTCCATATTTCCTTCTACATGAAGAGTTGGAAATCCATCAATAAGTGGTAAGTGATTTGCAAAAACAGATACTACAGGTCTGAAGTTAATACGTTTATCAAAATCTATCCACCAGAGATTGCCAGTAGATTCTGCTAATGTACTTATTGCCTGAGATGGAAGTATTCTTTGAAATACCTGTTGCCTGACAGTTGGGCCACTTACAAGAACATAACTTGCTGATAAATTATTATAGAAATCATTATAAAAACTATCTCCAACTCCTGTTACGTCATCTCCTTCAGCAGCAGTTTTTAAATCATATAATATATCTTCTAACATACTATCGGATGAGCCATTCGTTACAGCTTTAGTAGGATAAACCTTATTAATGTACCTTCGATCTAACATATATGTGTAATCAATAGCAGTACATTCATAAACAACTACACGATTACCTTCTCCGATTTGCCTTTCAACATCAGTTAAAATTCCTGCAAACTCTTTCGTAGAATCATCTTGAACTATTATTTCATTTCCAACTCTTGGAAAAATATCTTGATCAAAACCATACATAGTAATTGTTAAGGTGTCTCCAGTAACTTCCTGAGTATCAGTAATTGTTAACCCGCGAAAGTCCACCTTATTAGTAATGTCTAATCCCATTAATGTAACAGTTAATGCCATTATTTATCCTATATGCCTACTGATGGAACTGGAGCCCAATTTGTACCTCTGGTTAAAGCACCTTCTATTTCTTTAGCCAATTCCTCATCATTATTTACAGTATTATTTGATACGGTAACATTTATAATTGTTCCTCTAGTAGTAATACCTAACAAATCCTGTTCATCAAAAGCGGGTGCTACCGCATTCTGTAAATTACTGTCCTCATCTTCAAATGGATTATATGAACCAAAGTTGCTCTTTTTAACTATAGCGTCACTATCTTCTAGGTTCATATAAGAGTCGTATGCACCACTTGAATATGCTTGAGCCATCAATGCGTATTGTTCCATAGCATTTAGAGCTGCTGCTGTAGCTAGATCAGCAGCTATTACCATTTTACCCGTCGTTACACCAAATTCATCTCCATGTTTAGCAACAACTCCACCAGCTCCTAGTTGCTCAGCAGCAGCCATTCCAATATCAATAAACGCCTGACCTATACTCCCTTCCATGACAACAGCCTCTCCATCTGTTTCTTGGAGTTGTTCTATTAATCCTTTTAATTCGCTTTCGATATTATCTGCTTGACTCATCTCCCAAAGATCATGGCGAGCGCCTCCTATCCTTAGAGCTTCTATCCCTTCTAATGTTGTGTTATCTGCAATTTTATTTAGCTCTTTTGGAATTTCTATTCCAAGTTCGGCTGCTGCTTCTTTTAATTTACCAAGGCTAACTGCTGACAAGTTAGAATCTTTAGCCAGAAAAGCTAAAGCGTATTCTCCTCTTTTCGCTGCTTCTTCTAGACTCATTGGGATTTCACGAATATTAGCAATACCTGTTTCAGAAAACTTGACTGCTGCTGACACACTTCCCTCTAAGGCTTTTGTAAAATCTTCATCACCCCTTTCAGTATTAGCAATTAATAATGCCCATTCTGCTATAACCACCTTTAATGCATCTGCTGTAGGCTCAATTCCCCTTCTACGCATTTCTGACATAGAAGTCGCAAGAGCTTTATTTAATTCCTTTTGCTCTTTAGTTGCTAAACCTAAATCTTTAGTAATAGCTTCAGCTCTTTGAAAAGCCAGAGAACCCGCTTGCACACTACCTGTAATTAAGAAAAAGCTATTACCGATTTTTTCTATTTCTTTTCTTTCATCTAATATCTTTTTAATTGCTTTAAAGGCTAACGCTCCACCTAATGCTATTGCTCCAAATCCAAGAGCAACTGGAAGGTTGGCTGCAAACTGTAAGAAGATTAATGAGAATGCCAATCCCATAACATCTCCATTCATCATGCTCATTGCTAACATACCACCTTGAGCAGCAGCTCCAATATTTCTAATACCTTTTTGAACTCCTGCCGATGCCCCTGCCATGAATACCATTTGAGATGTAGAATTTAACTGCTGTGCTTGAAGTTTTTGTAATGCACCTATTTCAGCATTAATAGATTGAACATATCTAGCTTTATCACCAGTAGCTAAAGCAGTAGCACCTCTTAATTTTTCTAAAGCTAAAATATGACGCTGTATTCCAGATGCACTTACTCCAGATGCACGACCAAGTTCTCGCTCAGATCGAATCATATCTTGCGATGCTTGAACCTGATTTCTAATTTTAGTTACAGCACGTTCACGAGCTTGGGTTGTGACTTGCTCTTGTCGAGCAACTTGTTGATTAGCTTTAGAGTTAGATTTATAAAATGCATCTCGTGCTTTTTGTTGAGTTTGTTGAGTTTGTTGCTCTTGTTTAGTAGAAAGGTCTTGTGCAGCTTTTCTTGATTTTGCTAATGAAAGGTCTGCCCTTGTAGCCAGTTTAATACGGTCACGCCAATGAGCTTGGTGGGCACTCAGAACTTCTTTGTTTCTGAGCCTCGTATTTTTTATATTATAAAGACCTCTAGCCTGTTCTCTTGCCCTTTGTCTTTTTGCAGACTGCTCCCTTATTTTTTCTTCAGGATCAGTATCCCTATCCATAACTCTTTGGGTAAGTATCTTGCCAATATTCTCTCTAGTTATTTGGGAAGTTGCTTCAGCCCCAATAAACCCACCCTTCGGGCCAGTTAAAGTAGAAGGCATTCCCCTTGGGTCTAGTTCACTTCCAGCTCCCTTAACCCATAATCCAGATGATCTTTTACCATACCCTCCAACACCACCAGTTCCTTTAGCAGTTCCTAACCCAACACCTTCTGGCCTTCTTGCTTTTTGGACAATAGCGTCCCTAGCTGCCTGTTGTGCTTTACGACCTGTAAAACCTTGAGCCTCCATCTCTTTAAGAGTTTGAAAGTAAA